CTGTTGCAGACAACTGTGTTATTGACCAGTTAGGTCGTATTGGTGCGCGTAAGGGTTGGGAAGCTGTCTCTACCAATGGCTCTTCTGTACTAGGTAGTAGCCGTGGTATTGAAACTGTATACGAATACATTGATAACTCTGGCGATAAGGTTATATTGTCAGCAGGTAACAATAAAGTATTCTCAGGCACTACAACCTTAACAGACATTACTCCTAGTAGTTATACTCCTACAGCTAACAACTGGAAAACAGTGACACTGAACAACCATGTCTATATGTTCCAGAGAGATCACGAGCCACTGATAGGCACAGACGAGTCAGGTTCTTTTGTTCTAGAAACTATGTCAGGACACAGCCACAGCACAGGCACTGCTCCACAAGGCAACGAAGTCTTAGCAGCCTACGGTAAACTGTGGGTAGCAGACGTTACAGGTAACAAGCACACTGTCTACTGGTCAGATACATTAAACGGCCATGCTTGGTCAGGAGGTTCGTCAGGCTCGTTAAACGTTACTCTGGTGTGGCCCACAGGCTTTGACGAGATAGTGGCTCTAGCGGCTCACAATGGCTTTCTAATCATCTTTGGCAGGAAGTCTATACTTGTGTACTCAGGTGCATCCTCTCCTGCCTCTATGACGCTTACAGACACCATAGAAGGCGTTGGCTGCATAGCTCGTGACTCAGTACAGCACACAGGCACTGACATCATCTTCTTGTCTGAGACAGGTGTACGTAGCTTTGGCAGGACTATCCAAGAGAAGTCTATGCCTATGCGTGACATCAGCAAGAATGTACGCACTGACTTGTTAAACTTAATACCACTACAAACCAACCCTATCAAGTCTCTATACAGTGCTGAAGAAGCCTTCTACCTGTTAACACTACCAGACAGCAACACTGTGTACTGCTTTGACATGCGTAGGCAGCTAGAGGATGGTTCTAATCGTGCTACAACATGGTCAAGCATGTATCCTCTGTCGTTTATATCACTAGAGGGAGGTGACATATACATAGGTATCTCTTCTGGTATTGTTAAATACAAAGGCTACATAGACGGGGCTGTTAAGTATGAGATGCGTTACTTCAGCAACCCTATGGACTTTGGTAACACTTCTAATCTGAAGTTCTTAAAGAAGTTTAACTTGACTATTATAGGTGGTCAGAATACACCTACTACGCTTAACTGGGGTTATGACTACACAGCTAGCTACACTAAGCAGGCTTTTACATTTGGTTCTGCTAATCTTGCTGAGTATGGTGTAACAGAGTATAACACAACAGGTGAATACAGTTCCTCTATCCTTATCAACACGCCAAAGGTTAACACCAGCGGTAGTGGTGAGGTGGTGACTATTGGCATTGAGGCAGAGGTTAACGGCGCACCTTTTTCTATTCAAAAAATTGACATACACGCTCTACTAGGGAGACTTATCTAATGTCCAACTATACAAAGACCACTAACTTTGCTACAAAGGATTCTCTCCCTTCAGGCAATGCTGCTAAGATTGTGAGAGGCACAGAGATTGACGCTGAATTTAATAACATTGCTACTGCCAGCGCCACTAAAGCTGACACTGCTAGCCCTACTTTCACAGGTACTGTAACAGCCGCTACCGTGAACGTCACAGGAACACTGACGGCTGACACAATTACTGGAGGGTCATACTAATGAGTAACGGCAACGCTATAGGCGGATTTATGGACTACCTTAGTACAGGCGGTGTGGGTGATCTGCTTCGTACTGGTGGCGAATACTATCTAGGTCAGGAAAACATCCAAGATGTTAGACAGTTTGGTAGAGAGATGCAAGAAGGTGCTGGCGCGTTAGCAGCAGAAGCTCGTGCAGGTACAGAGTTTAAACCGTACACTGTCACCAGTGGTTTAGCTAACGTAGCTACAGACCCTACTGGCGGTTTTGCTGTAGAACTATCTCCAGAGCAACAGGCCCTACAAACGCAGCTACAACAGCAAGCAGGCGGTTTGTTTGGTCAAGTGGGTGCAGACCCTGCTGCGGCTCAAGCGCAGCTATACGAGCAAATGAGAGCCGTACAGCGTCCTGAAGAGGAACGCCAGCGTCTAGCATTAGAAGAGCGTATGTTGTCACAAGGCCGTTTAGGACTAGGCTCTGCTGCTTACGGTGGTTCTTCTCCTGAGTTGTTGGCTCAAGAGACTGCACGACAGGAAGCTATGGCACGAGCTAACTTAGGTGCGCGTCAGCAGTCACAAGCAGAGATGCTACAGGCTGGACAGCTAGGTGGTATGTTACAGGCAGCAGGATACCAGCCACAGCAGCAAGCATTGTCGTTGCTAGAGGCTAGTCAAGTACCTGCTGGTTATGCTGATGTTGGTCGTAGAACTGGTACTGAGTTACAGTCTCAGCTACAAAGAGCTGGTTTAGAAGGGCGTTTACAATCAGAAGACTTAGCCAATCAGTTACGATTGTCTCAACAAACAGCCTTGTTAGGTGGTCTACTAGGTCAACAGCCTACGTATGCAGAGAAGTTACAGGCTGGTAAACTAGGTATTGATTTAGGCAGTGCAGGCGGTTTGTTTGGCGGCTTGTTTGGCGAAGCGTTCGGTTAAAGGAGAATAATAATGGCTAGACAAGATATTGCAGGATTACTAACAGGTATTAGCAGCACACAGCAGCCTATACAGCCTATTCCAGGATCAGCTAACTTCCGTGGGCAGTTTGGTGCAGCTAGGGCGCAAGGGATAGGTGCTGGTTTAGGTCGTATAGCTCGTAAAGGCGGGCCTTCTAGACAAGAGCAAATACAAGGCAGCATGTTTGAGTTAGGTAGTACTACAGATAAAGAAGGCGTAGCTAAAACAACTCAGCAGCGGATACTAGATTTAACTAATCTGGCTCAAGTGCAGCAGATGCGAGGAAACCCTACAGGGGCTATGCAGTCTTTGACGCAGGTTCAGCAGTTGCAGCAGCAAGAAAAGAAAGAAACTCAGGAAAAACAAGCGGGTTTAAGAGCTTCGTCAATGGCAACAGCTTTAGAAGCAGCAGGACATTCCGACTTAGCTAAACAAGTTAAGCTAGGAGACACTGATGCTTACAAAAGAGGTTTGGAGTTAATTTCTCCAGAAAAAGGTAAAACAGCTATTGAAGACATAGTAGACCCGTCAACAGGGGTTACTCACAAAGTAGTGTTAAGCGCCGACGGAACAGTCTTGCGTACTGTAGGTGTTAGTAAAATGCCTACATTAAAAAGCGTAACTTTACCAAATGGTAAACTTGTTTGGGAAAACGAAGCCACAGGAACTAGAAGTGAGCCTCAAGACACCCCAGAAGCTGCGGAGCAGGAGAAGCAAAGAATTGAAAAACTTACTTCTGATTTAGCGGCTGTAGATAATGTACTACTTACCGTGACAGAAGCTAGAGAACTTAGTAAAGACCCTACAGGCACTGGTGTTTTATATAATTTAGCTTCGTTAGGTATTGAAACCTCTGCTAGAGAACTTGCTGGTAAGATTTCAACACTACAGTCTACATTAGCGTTTGATAGACTACAGAAGATGCGCGATGAGTCTAAAACAGGCGGTGCTTTAGGACAAGTCAGTAATATTGAATTACAACTCTTACAAAATTCTCTCACTGCTCTTGATCCCATAGTAGGAGAAGAGGCTTTTGAACAGCAACTTCAAAAGGTAGAAAAACACTACAATAACTTTAGAAAGGCTTTGTTAGGACAACCCATAGATATTGACTGGTCTCAGCCTGCGTATAAAGGCAAGACAACTGTTGTTGATGGTGTTAGGTACATGGTAGACCCTACAGACCCTACAAAAGTATTTGCCATAGGTAAAGAATAATGAGTGCATACACAGCCGTAACTGATCCTGAAATCTTAGCTAAAGTTCAGAGAAGTTTTGTTTCTGCTCAACCTGACTTAACTAAAACAACTGAGGTTACAGACCCTGAGTTGTTTCAGAGAATACAAGACCAGTTAAAAAAAGACTTGGAAACACAAGAAGAAGTTGAGTTAGTTACTGAAGAAGTAGCGGAGGTTGGGGCTTTCGGACAGTTTGCTGAAGGTGTTGGAGAGCGTTTAGGTGGTCGTGTTGAGACAATGCAGGAAATATCTGAAAAGGCTGGAGGATTCTCTATAGGCGCTGACGGTAAGCCTGTGTACAACCCACCTGAACAACTTGGTCTCATAACAGACATACAAACTGCTGGGCAAGTTGCTGGCGGTGTTTGGGATGTTTTTGGGGAAACTTTGATGTTAGGGGCTAAAGGAATTTCCTTTGTTACCCCTGAGTTTATTAAAGGGCCTGTAAAACAAGGTTGGCAGTCTGGCGTAGACTTTATAATGAATAGCGATAAAGGCGTAGAAGCTCTCAACGCTGTTGAAGAAGGTGCTGAGTCTTATTCTAAATGGAAAGAGAATAACCCTGAATCTGCATTGACTTTAGAAAGTGTTGTGAACATTGCTCTGCTTGTTTCTCCTGTAAAGGGCGGAAAAGTCTCTAAAGGTAATCCAGAGTTTGTTGGCCCTATAAAGCCTCCTGTTGTTGAAAGAGCAGGCCAAGCTATAGTGGACGCTTCGGGAAAACAAGTAACAGACAGAAGCACTAAAAAAGCTCTTGATTTAATTGTTCCTAAAAAGGGTGTTCCAGAACAGACTAGGGAAGCATCGACATTAGGTTTTAAATACAACGTAATAAAGCCTACTACGCAAGAGCAAAAGTTAGTAGACACAGTAGCTGGCTTAAAGATACCACAGTCTGCATCTAATCAAAGAAGTTTAAACTTAATTGACGATGCTATTGAAACAGAGGCTAAGATATTAGAAAAACAAGTAGCAGCATCTAAAGAAGCAATCCCTTTAGCGGAGTCTTTTAAGTTATTAGATGATGTTGCTGCTAATACTAAAGCTACGGATGCTTTTGTTGCTACAAACCAACTTGGTAAAATGGTAGACGATGTTACTGCAAAAGCTAAGTCATTATTAACAGAGAATCCGCAGACTCCTCTAGGTGTTTTGAAGACTAGGAAAGAATTAGACGCTTACATTAAATCTTATAAAGCAAATAAAAGTGCTTTCCCTAATCAGGACAATGTAGAGACAGCTTTGTCTATTGCCTTGCGCGATGTTAGAACAGCTTTAAATACCAAAGTTGCTCAAACAGCGCCAAAAGCTAACGTATTAGCAAGACTTGAAAAACAAAGTAACCTATATAGAGCAAGAGTCCCTGTAATAGAGAAAGCTAAAGCAGACGCTTCTAACTCTCTAGGCAGGCTTTGGCAAAACACTACAGGCGTTACAGGCGTTAAAATGCCCTCTACTCCTTTAGCTATTGGTGTTACTGGCGCAGCTCTAGCTGGTTGGCTTCCTGGAATCATAGGAGGAGTTGGTATAGGTCTTGCTGGTAGAGGTATCTATAGAGGTGCTATTTCTCCAGAACTTAAAAAGTTTTTAGGACAGTCTTTAATAGCTTCTTCAAAGGCTTTAAAGCAAGCTAAAAATCCAGAAACAATAAAGCAACTAAGAGCAGACAGAGCATTAATAATAGAGTTATTAAAAAACACAAAAGTAGAGGAAGAGTAACAAAAAAGCCCTATGTAGTTTATTACATAGGGCTTTTTAGTATTGTCACACCTTACATCTACAACTTTCTAAACTATCTCACACGCGCCTCCT